TTAATTTGCCGAATTTTTCTGACGCTTCTTTCTTTCTGTCTTGTGTAACATGGAGATATATTTTTTAGTTGTATCTTCATCATCGTGACCTAATCGATCCATAATCAATTCTAATGGTACATCAATTTCAGCTAAAAGCGAAGTATGTGTATGTCGAAATGAATGTGGTGTTAGCTGCTTATTAAAATTAGGCATTTTATTTAAAATTAATTTCATGTGACGATTCACAATTCGTAAATACCAAGGGTAGCCCATAAATTCTCCGTAAAGGCGCGCGAAAACGAAATCAAAGTCTTTGTAATGCTTTTCGTAAATTGTTTTAATCTTTTTTTGATTGAGCTGGTGTCCGATCAACAACCCTATCAATTCTTCTTCAATATCGATTTTACGAATGGATCCATCTGTTTTTGGTGGCGTTAATTCAAATTGGTCAAATTTATTTTTGGGATTATAAAGAGTCTTAGTAATATTAATGGTTCCTTCTTCAAAATCAATATCTGACCACTTTAACGCTAATGCCTCGCCCGGGCGCATTCCTGTCCATGCTAACGTGCTAAAGAAAACAAAATCACCTACTTTACCACTTTGATAACAAACGTCTAAAAACGCCTTTAATTCATGTTTTTCGAAGTATGTATCGGTGATAGTTTCCTTTTCAATTTCCTCTACAGTTTTAATTCGTTTTGGAACAATTGTAAATTCTGTAGGGTCATCTAATATAATCTTCTTTTCCCGAGCGTATTTAAAAACTTGCTTCGCTGTTCCATGAACATTAGTTAATGTGTTATAAGATAATTGTTCGTGAAGTTTAAATAGAAATTTTTGATAAACATCTTGTGTTATATTTTGAACCTTAACATGACCAAAACCCTCATATAATTTATCTAAATGATAATCCTTTGAACGTATTGTGCTGTTTTTTACACCACTCTTTACATAACGTTCAAACCATTCCTCTCCAAGATCGTGAAAGGTAGCTTTGTTTTTGAAATCTAAATTCCATTTATCTATTTCATATTCCATTGCTCGAGCAGCTTTAATAGCTTCTTTTTCTTTCAAGAAACCTCTTTTGACAATCCTTTCTCGTTTTCCAGTAGCAGGGTTAGTGCCGTTTTCAATCACATACATCCATCGCTCTTTACCATTCTTCAATTCATATTTCTGGATAGAAGCCATGTAATCTCCTCCGTTAAAAAAATTAATCGATTAAATAAAGACTCGTATATTTAAATTTGCTGATGGAAAATGGTTGTTTAAATATTGATCTAATCTCTTTTCTGCAAAATCGTACTCTACATTAAAAAGTAAACAAATTTTGATAATCGCAAGCTCCTTTTTTTTAGGCAGCTTAATCTGATTTAACATAAAAGTCGGTACGCAAAAGTGTAGCGCAAAACTATTTGCCTTCCATTCCTGATACTCTCTAAAGAGAGGATTAGATTTCGCCTGATTACCAGAATGTAGAGTCGCATGACATGATTCATGACCAAACTCTTGCCATTGTTCTTCTTTTGATAATCTGGAGTCTAAAAAAATTACATTACCTATATTTGTAGAATCGCAAGGTAGATAAATTAAGTTTATCCCAAGTAGTGAAGCAATGTTTTTTGGGTCTAACTGTTCTGGGCTAGTTACACCAATACTTAAATAAAGGTCTCTAATGTAATCTTCTAAGTGTGTATAAACGAAAGTCATAACATCCCTCTTTTGCAAACATATGTTCTTTTGATATTAACAAAAAAATTCACCACAGAAAAGGCGAATTTTTAAATGTCTGGAAAACCTACATAAGAATGTAAATTACTTTTTGTTTTCTTGTTGTCTTTTTAACACTTCGTAGAAAATCTCGAATTGCTCTAGTGCGTCTAACAAATTTTCTGGTTGGTTTTTAAAGAACAAGTCCTCTCTAGTTAAAAAGAAATCAATAACTTCTTTCTGATATGAACTTAGGTTGTTGTAATCTTCATCAGAGATACCAGCAAGTTTATAATCTGCTGGCTTAGGATTATCAGTTGATCCTAATAAATAATCGGTTGTTACATCGAAATAGTTAGCGATTTTTTGTAATAATTCAAGTCCGGGCTCTCTTTTACCAGTCTCATACTTAGATAACGCAGAATATGTAATCCCTAATGAATCAGCTAGATGTTCACGAGTAATATTTTCGTTTTCTCTTAATTTCTTTAATCTTTCATGAAACATAAGAGCTCTCCTTTTGATTTGATGATTAAATTTTACACTTATTGTCCAATTAATAATTATTTTTGGACAAAATGGGTAAATTATTGTTGACTTTGGACGTTTTGTCCATTATATTTAACTCAAGAGACAAATAGTCCAATCGAAATGAGGTGAAATTATGAGAACTAAGTTAAAAAATCTTCGAAAGAAGAAGAAATTAAGTGTTAAAAGAATCTCTCAAATATTAGAGATATCCACTTCCCACTATTACAAAATAGAAAGTGGGATTAGAAATCCAAATTTTATTCTTGCTGGAAAAATAGCAGACTTATTCAACTGTAGTGTCGATGATCTTTTTTTTAAAGAAAAATTGGACGAATTGTCTAAAATAAATGCATCTTAAGAGACAAAATGTCTAAAACGTAATCAGGAGGTTATTTTATGAATCATTTACCAAGAAATATCTCAAGTTTAGAAGTTGCTGAAATGGTTGGACGTGAACATCGTAACGTGCTCCAGGATATTCGGAAAATTATTGACCAATTAGGTGAGCTGAAAAATCAGCAGTCCTATTTCGTTGAATCAACTTATATAAACAACCAAAATAAAGAGCTACCTTGCTTCTTATTAACAAAAAAAGGTTGCGAATTATATGGCACTCGAATGACAGGTGAAAAAGGAACACAGTTTGCTGTTAAATACATTGATCGTTTTAACGAGATGGAACAACAAGCACAAAATGTAGTTCCATTATCCAAAGATCAAGCATTGGTTACAGTTTTGCGTACTACAGCAGATCTTGTTGAAGATACTCAAGCAATTAAAAATGAACAGCATGAAATCCGAAAAGAACTTTCTCTAATTAATGAAAAAGTGGAAGAACAGATTACTTTAACATCTGGTGAACAGCGTGCGGTCCAAAAGGAAGTTGCTATCAAAGTCTATGAAATTGAAGATGATGCAACTATTCGACCTAAACTTTTCCGTGAATTGCATCGTGAAATCAAAGATCGATTTGCTGTTGCTAGCTACAAAGATGTTCGTCGTCAAGAGCTACAAACAGTAATTAACTATATTCGTTCTTGGGTTCCTCGAAAAGTATCTTAATAGATTACTAGAAAATCAATAAAACAGGAGGGCTATTATGTTTGATCCTAATTTTATCACTAGCATATTTGAAAAAATCCGACTAATCATACGTGAAGAAATTGAACACGTCTTGAAAAATATCTCAATTAATAAATACCCTCACATGTTGAAACAGGAACATCTATGCGAAATATTCCAATGTGAACGAGGTGCGATTTATAAATTAACAAAAATAGATAGCTTCCCGAGATTTGAACACATTCATGGGAGATATCCAAGGGATTTAGTTTTTGAGTGGATTGAACAAAATACAAATCAGGTTCAATCAGTAAAAAATTTAAGAGCAAGTTAGGAGAGGCCAGGGCAAATGGCCTCAATGTAAATCAAACTACCAATCTAGTAGAAATCTAAGAGGTAGGGGCAAATCTACCTCTTAACCATTATTATACACAGTTTACTAAAAATTGATGGTCGCATCTCAAATAAAAGTTAACTTGTATGTGACCTTAACTAAATAGAAAGGGTGAGGAAAGTGACTGTTATGGGAACGGCAGTAGGAGAAATCATGAAAGGGTTAAGAGGTGATAATACACAGTTACAGTGGGGCATCGATATGGGAGTTGTACGTGAGACTGTATCCAAGTATGAAACTGGACGGTCTAAGGTGCCAGCAGATATTAGTCGCAAGATGATGAACAAATATGATGATCCTAAGTTTGCAATTACAATTCAACAAGAATATACAGGCACTGGTCCACGTTGGTTAGACGGTCCAAATGTAGATCTTCACAGATGTAGTGTGCGTGATAAAACTATTGAGGAATTGGAAGAAGCATTAGTTGCAATTAAAAAAACAAGTATGTCAAAACCTGCGTTTGCCTTAACTCCGCAAGAACGTGAGGAACATAAGAAAACACTTGAAGAAATAGTGGAGCTTGTAACGGCTGCCACAAAATACATTGCTGTTGGAACTGACTACATTGGCATCAGTTATTTAGGAGTATGGAATGAACACTATAACTATTTGCAACAGGAAGGATTTATCAAATGAATATAGATGAACAAATCGAACGTGAACAGGCATGCATCGATGATTTAATGGCAGAAATCAAAATACACGTACAAAAAGGTGAAATCAACAAAGCGATACAACGAGACAAGGACCTACATAATTCGTTGAAACAACTAGAAACACTACATGAGCGCAAACGGTTATGGATAACAGCAGAAGTTTTAAATAAGCGAGGAATATTAGTTCAGGTGGTGAAGAAGGATGTGGAAATGGCTTGATAACTATTTTTACTTACCAGATGACGATGTGCCAGAATCACACAGGAAATTTTGCATCAGCGCAGTTATTACGATGCTTATTATCGGAGTGCCAATCATCATCACATGTTGGCAATAAAAAAGCTGCTTAATCGGATGCAACGATTAAACAGCGATCAACATATACAAAACTATTATATCACAAATAAAACTAGATTGTTCAAATATATAAGTGCCAGAGGCACAGAGGGAGCTATTTATGAAAAGAAAATTTGAGGTTGAAGTAGTTAGAACAGATAAGTATGTAATCGAACTAGATGAGCAAGTAATGGATGAAGCTTGGATGGAACAGTTCCGTAATGTTTTTTATGACTTTTATGACCTTGAAGATCATGCTGACCACATTGCACAATTCCGCGCTCGCTTCAACAATGGTAGTTTCTATGGTGGTTTTATTGAAGGGTATGGCGAAATAGCGTTACAAGGCAAAGTAAAACAAGATGCTAAATGGCACTTCCCAGCAGTAAACATTGTGAAAGCTGATGAAGATAATGACATAGAAGTTGAAGTTACTGAAGTATAATTTCAGACGTTTGCGAGAGTTATCTCGCTCTCGTCAAGCAGCTTACAGCACCGTCTCCCTACGGTTATGCTTTGCCACTGTAAGTTGCTTGATGGGATAAACCATCAAAAAAACCACTGCTGGAACAGTGGTCTGCAAAAACATTATTTAAATCATTCTACCACAGGAGGGCAAAAGATATGAAGAAAATTGAGCTAGTAGTGTTAAAGCTACGTGATTTCAAAGGCATTAAATCGCTAGACATTCAATTAGATGGTGGTAACGCACAGATTTTTGGTGATAACGAGGTAGGGAAAACAACAACGTTTGATGCGTTCTTATGGCTTTTATTCGATAAGGACAGTAACAACAAAAAGGATTTTGCTATCAAGACATTAAACAGTGATGGATCTGAACGACATAATCTGGAGCACACGGTTGAAGGTACGTTCTTAGTAGAGGGTGCCACAGTTACATTAAAGAAAATTTACAAAGAGAAGTGGACTAAAAAACGTGGACAAGCTGTTGCAGAGTTTACAGGACATGTAGTAGAGCATTTTGTGGACGAGGTGCCGATGTCTAAAAAGGACTATACAGCTAAAGTTGAAAGCATTGTAGATGAAGAAGTTTTCAAGCTTTTAACATCACCAACTTACTTTAACGAACAACTGAAATGGCAAGAAAAACGCAAGTTGTTATTAGAAATCTGTGGTGATATTTCAGACGAGGAAGTAATCGCGTCTAACACTTCACTAGCAAAGCTGAACGACTTATTAAATGGCAAGTCACTAGAGGATATGAAGAAAATCATTGCCAGCAAGAAAAAGCACATTAATGAAGAATTAGAAAAGATTCCAGTACGCATTGATGAAATTAATAAAATGATGCCTGAAACAACGGTAGATGTTGAAACAATGCGACAACAAGTAGCTAAAATTGAGGCAAATATTGAGGAACTACAGGAACAAAAAATTCGTGTGAAGAACGGTGCATCAGTACTTGATAAACAGCGCCAGTTACAAGAGTTAGAAATGAAACGCAGTGATCTCAAACGTTCATTCGAAGCTGATAGCATGCAAAAAGTATACAGGGCTCAAGCCAAGTTGCAAGAAGTTCAAGGAAACACTCAAATCATAAATAGCAAACTGCAACAGGCTGATAACAATCGGAAATTTAAAGTAGATGAAGCTAATCGTATACAAGATGACATTTCTCGTATTGAAAAAGAAATGGATGAATTACGCAAAGAATATCGCGTGATTGAGGCGGAAGAATTCAAGCATGGGGATAATCATGAATGCCCAGCTTGTAAACAATCATTACCTGCTGAACAAGTTGAAAATGCTAGAAATGAAGCACTAGCTCAATTTAATGAAAGTAGAACATATAGACTTGCTGAAATAAATCGTAAAGGTATATCTCATAAAGAGCACGTTGCTGAATTAAACAATAGCTTAACTCTATTACGTAATGAACATGATGCCATTTTAGCAGAAATGAACAAGTATCAAGATGATTTAGTGGTACAAGACAAAGAGTTGAAGAAAGCTCAAAAGGCACTTGAAACCGCACAATCATCAGTGAAGGACGTTACAACGACAGATGAATATAAATCTATTAATCTACAAATTGAAACGTTACAGGCAGATATTAAGCAATTAAACGAGCATGCATACGAGGCTGTTGCTGGTATCGACGAAGAAATTGATAAGCTCAATCTTGAGCGTAAAGAGTGCAATAACGCTATTGCTCAACATGCAAATATAGAAGCGAGTAAGGAACGCATTATCGAGCTGGAAGATCAGCAAGTAAAACTTGCTCAAGAGTACGAAAAGCTAGAGCAAATAACCTTCTTAATAGAAGAATTTATTCGTACAAAGGTAAACATGCTTACAGATCGCATTAACAGCAAGTTCAAATACGCTCGATTCAAGCTATTCGACACTCAAGTAAACGGTGGGCTTAACGAAGTATGTGAAACAACATATAAAGGCGTACCATACGGCACAGGCCTTAACAATGCAGCAAAAATTAATGTTGGTTTAGACATCATCAATACCCTATCTGCTCATTTCGGTATCCAAGCACCAATTTTCGTGGACAATGCCGAAGCTGTAACCAAGTTTATAGATGTGGATACTCAACTAATTAGCTTAGTTGTTTCCGAAAAGGATAAACAGTTACGAGTAGAGGTAGAAGGACAACATCCAATGCTTAAGGAGGCAATTTAACAATGACAAATCAAGTAGCGCAACAACAAAATCAAGTGGCTCAAAAGGAAAAACAAAACGCTTTTGTTACACAGGTAGCCAAAAAAATTGAAGATATGAAACAGCAAGGTCAAATCAATTTACCAGATAACTATTCTGCAGTAAATGCATTACAAGCAGCTTATTTCACACTTACAGAAGTTAGTTTCAGTGATAAAACAGCATTGATTGACAAAGTAACCCCTGAATCAGTTGCATTTGCTTTACAAGACATGGCAATCCAAGGTTTATCTGTAGCTAAAAAGCAAGGCTACTTTGTACCTTACGGGAACAAATTGCAATTCCTTCGATCTTATCACGGTACTCAAGCCGTTCTTAAACGACTACACGGTGTAAAAGATATCTGGGCAAATGTTATCTGGAAAGGTGAAGAGTTTGAGGTTGAATACAATGAACGTGGTCAACTTGCTTTTAAGGGCCACAAGGTAAATTGGAAAGCTGCAACAGGTAAGAAAGAGGACATCGAGGGTGCATACTGCATCATTGAGCGTGAAGATGGCACACAGTTCTTAACTGTTATGACTATGGATGAAATCTTAACAGCATGGTCAACAGCTAAAACGCAAAATGTACAAAACAAATATCCTCAAGAAATGGCTAAACGCACTGTAATCAATCGAGCATCAAAAGCCTTTATCAATACATCTGATGATAGTGATCTTTTAATTGATGCTGTTAACCGTTCAACAGAAAATGAGTTTGAACCTACTGTAAAAGATATGGGTGACATTGAAGAAGTGAAACGAGAAATTGAGCAAAATGCCAATACCGAAGAAATTGATATTCAAGAACCACCAACACCAGTCCAAGATGCTGATTATGTAGAAGTGCCACAACAGGAACAACAGCAAGCATCCTTCGCTGATGGCCCAGGATTCTAATGATTCAAATCAAAACTCTAGCTACTGGCAGCAAGGGGAATTGCTATCACATTACAGATGGCAGCACCCCTCTACTCCTAGAGTGTGGTATCAGCTTCAAGGACATTCAGAAAGGTGTCAATTTCGAGACTTCTTGCCTTGGCGGTGTACTTGTTACCCATGAACATAAAGACCACTGTAAAGGTGTGGAATCGGTGTTAAATCGAGGGCTTGATGTTTACATGTCACAAGGTACTAGAGAGGCATTATCGCTTGATCATCATCGAATTAAAACGGTTAAAAGCAAAGATCAATTTAGAGTCGGTACATGGACCGTTTTGCCGTTTGATGTGCAGCATGATGTGAATGAGCCGTTAGGCTTCCTGTTACAAAGCGATAACGGTGGCAAGTTGCTATTCGCAACTGATACCTACTATGTGAAATACCGATTCAAAGATCTAACTCACATCATGATCGAGTGTAATTATGACCAACAAACATTAGATGAAAATGTAGACAGTGGCCGTATTCATCCAGCTATGAAAAAGCGTGTTATGAGGTCACATTTCAGTTTAGAAAATTTACTAGAGTTCTTTAAGGCTAACGACTTATCAAAGGTCGAAGAAATACACCTACTGCATTTATCTGATAGCAACAGCAACATGGAACGCATCTTTAAAGCAGTAGCAAGGGCAACAGGTAAGATGATTTATATACCTTAGGAGGTTGTGATTATGAGTAATGTGATTAAAGAAGCAGTTCAGGTAGCTCGAAAGGAATACATTTGTGACGATTGTCAAAAGCCTATCGAGAAGCGTTCTAAATATACTTACCTTTTCGGTTCGGCTTTCAAAGGAGAAAGACCATATAGTATTAGACTTTGTCAAAAGTGCAAACCGATTACTGAATAAGTCTGTAATCAAAAATTTGAATATTGAAAATATGGAGGGTTGTATATGTACGACGAATTATGGCGTGTTTTTAAATCTTGGGCAAAAGAGCTACCACCAGCACCAAAATGGACAGCGTGGCATCATAAAACATTTAATCGACCACGTAGAAAGCGCAAGTAGGAGGGGCGAGGGCAAATGGCAGACAACAAGAAGTACTACTATATGCGACTGAAAGAAAACTTCTTCGAAAGTGAAGAGTTAGTCATGTTGGAATCAATGCCAGAGGGCATGTTGTACTCAAATATTCTTATCAAACTATATCTAAAAAGCTTAAAAAATGAAGGTCGTTTGATGTTCAAAGACACAATCCCTTACAACGCTCAAATGATAGCTACAATCACACGTCACCAGATTGGAACCGTAGAAAAAGCACTCACTATTTTCAGAGATTTAGAGCTTATAGAAGTACTGGATAACGGCACTATTTACATGAACGATATTGAATTATTTATAGGTAAAGCATCTACAGAAGCTGAACGAAAAAAGCGTGCTCGAATGGCGATTGAAGCCGAGAAAAAGATACTAATCGAACAAACGTCGGACAAATGTCCAAACGAAAACGGACAAATGTCCGACAAACTTCCACCAGAGAACAGAGAACAGAGTTTAGAGACTAGAGTTAAGAGAACAGAGATTATAAACAACAGTGAAGATGTTGTCGGTCAGTCGGTCAGTCCTGTCACTGATATTCAGTTTTTAAAACTAAAAGATTTCTTTAGCCAAAGTATTCGAGAGCCAAAAAACACTGATCTTGCAAAGCTGAATGAAGCTCTTGATTTTTATGAGCCTGCTCTAATCTTAGAGGCTATTAAAACAGCTAAAGAAATGCGAGGTAGATCATTCGCTTATGTAATTGGTATTTTAGATAACTGGCGAAAAGATGATGGTGTAAAAACATACGCAGATTGGCAGGTGAAGATAAGTGGATCCAATGCAGCAAGTAATACAAAAAATACAAGAGAAGTACCTAAGATTATCACCCGAAGAAGTAGCAATGAATGAACAAAAAGAATTTACCTGTCCTAAATGCAAAGATGTTGGTGGCTTCTTTGAAATGAAAGTAGATGAGGATGAACGAAGCATTACCTACGGCAAATCATTTCAAATATGGGTCGACTGTTCATGTGAAAAACAAAAGATCGCTAACAAGCTAATCAAGGCCAGTGAAATCACGGACAACTTTAAAGCTATGACATTTGCAAACTACTACACGGAGGGGCAATCCAGTCTAGTGGTCGAAGCGAAGGATTTAGCAATGAGGTACTTCAAGGAGTTTGAAAAGCCTGTTACAGGGCTTACAGAGGCAGAAGAAATGGCTGTAGGTATTGCTGTACTTGGGCAACCTGGTTTTGGTAAGACGCATTTGTTATCAGCTTTAAGCAATAATATGATGCTCAAAAAATTAAAGTCAGTCTTATATTTCCCTTATGTTGAAGGATTCGATGACTTGCGTGACGATTTTGAAAAACTGCAAGCAAAGCTAATCCGCATGAAAGAAGTAGATATTTTATTCATTGATGACCTATTTAAACCTGTAAACAAACGTGATCGTAACGGTGAGGTTGCATTAGATAAAGACAATATGCCAATCAAGATACCGCAAGCTAGTTCATGGGAGATTAAGCAGATTTATTCGGTGGTTAATTATCGGTACATGAATAAGAAACCTATTTTCCTTAGTAGCGAGCTAGATTTTGACCAAATGATTCTACTAGATGAAGCGCTTGGTACAAGGCTTTATCAGATGTGTAAACGATATTTTTTAATCATTGATAAGGATTTATCGCTTAATTACAGATTAAAGTGAGGGGCAACAGCCCCTTGATGGAGGGTGAAGGGATGAATATCGTTGAGAGGAAAAGTAAAGAAACTATCCGTGTGATCCATAACAACTTAGATGCAATGGAATACGGCCTATCATTTTTAATGCAACAGGGTTGGTCTGATAATACTCGCTACAGCATGATGGGTATTCAATTATTTGAACAGGAACTTATAGGTTCAGGATCCATTAGCGAGATTGAACAAAAATATCCTGAAGTGGAGATTCAATACCCAGAAAAAAGAGATTTATTAAGGTCCTATCCTTATATCTATGTAACAGAACATGAACGTGAGGTGAATAAGTGATGAATCAAGAACAGTTGAATGCCATTAAAGAACGTGTGGCTAAGGCTACACCAGGGCCATGGGAGTATGACGAGGATGAACGAGGTATTTGGAATAAAGGTGGTTTTAATTATTTAGGTACAGTAACACTAACACACAACTCCGCTGAATTTATAGCTCATGCTCGTGAAGATGTGCCAGCGCTTGTTGCGGAGGTTGAATACCTACGTGGAATGCTTAGAGATACAAGGAAAATTGTTCGTCAAAAAGTAAAAGAGGTTAAAACATTGCAGAATGCTTGTAAGAATCACAAGGCAAAGCAAGAAGCATTGGTTATTAAAAATGAACAACTTTGTGAAGCACTAATAGACATTGCAACAACTTGGCAAGATTCAGATGAACCGCAATTGACACAACTAGAAATGCATGCAAGAGCAAAAGAAGTATTGGAAGGTGAAGCTCATGAATGAACAATTTTTAATAGACCAAATCATTCTATACCTTGGGCAACATCAACGCTTTGGAGGCAAACAAAACGAAATCATGGCATATAACCGTTTGGAGCAATTGAGAGCCATGGTAGGGCTGAAAGATGCTGACGAGGCTACGGATTATCTGATTTCACGAATGGAAGGGGCTATGGCTGCATGAGCAGAGAGATTAAGTTTAGAGCAAAAGTTGCTGATAGTGATTACGAGAATGAAAAACAATCAGAAATGATAGGTTCTTTTGTACATTTTACTGGGTTTATAGGTTTGGAAAATGACATTGGTTACGTTGAGCAATTAGAAGAAATACATGGTGTTGGTTGGTTCGATGTTGATATAAAAACTCTAGGTCAATACACAGGCTTAAAGGACAAGGATGGTACGGACATTTTTGAGGGAGATATTGTTCAGTTCAAATCAATTAGAGACATTATCGAACGTTATGAGGTTGAATATACAAACTACGGAGAATGGGCTATAGGTATGCACAGACTTTCGATGAGGTTTAGAAGTTGTGAGGTTATTGGTAACGTTCATGAACACAGTCATCTACTGGAGGAGACAGAATGATCAACCGTGTAATTTTAGTTGGTCGCCTTACAAAAGATATTGACCTTTCCTATACACCTCAAGGCATTGCAAAGGCTCAATTTACATTAGCAGTTAACAGGTCTTTCGCTAACTAAAGTGGTGAAAGAGAAGCAGATTTTATCCAGATTCAAGCTTGGAGAAAACAGGCTGAGAATGCGGCTAACTATCTAAAGAAAGGGTCACTGGTTGGGATTGATGGAAAGATACAAACAGGTTCGTATGAGAGAGACGGGCAAAGAATCTATTTTACGAACGTTGTAGCAGACAGCATTCAGTTTTTAGAGCCGAAAAACGGCACAGGAGGCTCACAGGGCGCATCAAACTACGAATCTAGTTCAAATACAGGTGGACAGTATCAAGGCAGTTCACAGGGGCAATATGGCGGTAATAATCAGCCGAGTTATACAAGGGTGGATGAAGATCCTTTTGCGAATAGTAAGGGGCCGATTGAAGTTTCAGAGGATGATCTTCCATTCTAAATAATTAATCGAGGTGATACACATGCCAACATTAAGAAAAATCACCAAGGCTAGGACATCGAGAGAATTAGAACGTTTAGTTGCTGATGATACAGATAGAGGTTGGATGGTAGCTAGTCGAATGAATTACATTTCTGCTGATCCACGACCTTATCAAATATTATTGGAATTCAACACTGAAAGGGAACAGGTGAGTTTATGAACTTAACTAAATTGTTTAAAACACAAGCAGCATTGGACGAGCACATCATGCAGGAGCATCCAGAGCTACAGGGGCAGAACAATCTTGATTGGAAGTTGTTAGCTCTACAGGTTGAGCTAGGTGAGTGTGCAAATGAATGGCGAGGGTTTAAGAAGTGGAGTAAGGATCAGGATCCTAGAAAAGAAATTATATGCCATGCATGTAAAGGAGAAGGTGGTTTTATAGAAGATTCGCCACCTAGAGATAATTTCGAACCATGCATGTATTGTTCGGCTACTGGCATTCAAGCTAGACCACTCCTTGAAGAATACGTTGACTGCTTGCATTTCATTTTGAGTATTGGGTTGGAAATAGGCACTAAAACAACTGTTGATTGGGATGATATAGAGTTCTTTGAAACGGATATTACCGAACAATTCATTGAAATTACTTCTAGAATTTTAGAATTACGTAGCTGGGAAAGTAGCGATACGTGGGCAGGATTATTTAGTGAATTCTATATTTTAGGTAAGATGCTTGGTTTCACATGGGAGCAAATCGAAGAAAGCTATTATGAAAAAAACAAAATAAATCATTTGAGACAAGAGAATGGATACTAATCAAAAATTGATATGTCAATGCGGCTGTTGTCAAGTGATTCCACCTAAGAAATCTCATAATAGATATACTCCTAAATTTATTAAAGGACATAGCAACAGAACCAGAAAGATAAAACCTTTTGACGTCGAAAAAGCCTTTTGGAATAGGGTTTATAAAAGAATAGAAAATGAATGTTGGGGCTGGGAAGGTTATTTAATGCCTAATGGATATGGACAATTAAAAGTAAAGGAACGAAATGTATATGCACATAGATTTTCATTTAAATTGCATTTCGGTTTTTTACCAGATCATTTGTTAGTATGTCACAAATGTGACAACAGAAATTGCGTCAATCCTAATCATCTTTTCTTAGGAACCCATAAAGAGAACACTAGAGATATGGATTTGAAAGGAAGGCGTGTTACGAAACCTGGTAAACAAAAGATCAACGAAACAGATGCCAAACAAATTCGTGCTCTATCAAAAGATGGTATCCATGTAAATATGATTGCGGAAAAATATAAATTAAAGCCATGTACGATTAGAAATATTATTGCAGGACGTATATGGAAAAACATCGGATAGGTAGGTGCCATATGAAAGAATACGCACTTTATAAAGGTGATCAGATGGTAGCCATAGGAACAGTAAAAGAAATAGCAGAAGAACGTGGTGTTAAGCCAGATACAATTCGATTTTACATGTCTGGGGTTTATCAAAGACGTTCAAAACGCGAAGTAAATAACAGATTACAACTCGTTAAGCTTGATGAATAAATACACGCTGCTGGTAGAACGGCATTAGATTGTTTTATCAGCAGACTTCTAAGAGTGCTAATAAGGATGTGGAAAGATGACAGACATAAATGTAATTTCAATCAGTGGTGGCAAAGACAGTACAGCAATGTGGCTCCTGGCACTCGAAAGAGATACACCGAATTTAAAAGTGGTTTTTAGCGATGTTGGACATGAACATCCTGAAACCTATGAATATATTGATTATCTTGAAAAAGAGTTAGGGCCAATCACAAGAATTAAACCTGATTTTAGCCAGCAGATCTTACGGAAACGAGAAGTAGTAGACACTAAATGGCGAAATGAAGGAGTATCAGAAACGATAATTCAGCAAGCTTTGGAGGTGCTACACCCTACAGGTAATCCATTTTTGGATTTATGTATGTGGAAAGGTCGTTTCCCTTCAACAATGGCGAGATTTTGCACAGTTGAACTAAAAGTAAGGCCAATGTTTGACAAAGTGTATGTACCGATTTTCGGAACAGGAAATCACGTTGTAAGTTGGCAAGGAATTAGGGCGAATGAAAGTTTGAGCCGATCTAAAATGGCTGAGACAGAGGAAACGCCAGAAGGTTATACAATCTATCGGCCAATACTCAATTGGGATGTCTATGACGTTTTTAAGCAGCATGATAAACACGGTATTAAGCCAAATCCACTGTATAAACAAGGTATGGGGCGAGTTGGTTGTATGCCATGTATCAATAGTAAAAAAGAAGAATTGTACGAGATTGCTAGACGATTCCCTGAAGAAATTGAGAGGGTGGCACGCTGGGAAGAGATTGTTTCGAAAGCATCCAAACGTGGATCTGCAACTTTCTTTACTAGTAATGACAGAGGGCATGGAATCCATGACGTAGTTGAATGGTCAAAAACGACTTATGGCGGAGTACAATACGACCTTTTGAAGTTGATGGAGGAAGTACCAATGTGTTCAAGCCAATATGGTTTGTGTGAATAGGAGGGCAAACATGAACGTACTCACATTTGAAATACCAGGGGATGTGCAGGCACAGCAAAGACCGCGAGTGACTAAGTTCGGTACATTCGATCCAAAAGAATCGAAAGACTATAAATCATTCGTGAGATTAGTAGCTGCAGAACATGCACCAGAAACATTAATTACAGAGGATATAAAGCTATCTATCGATGTTTATCGCAAGATACCTAAATCATTTAGCAAAAAGAAGCATCAGCAAGCTGTAGATGGCGTTTTAAGACCTACAACTAAGCCAGACATCGATAATCTGGTGAAGGGCATTAAAGATGGTTTAAGTAAGGTTTTATGGCATGACGATAGCCAAGTGACAGAGTTGGTTGCTCGAAAGTGGTATTCGGATAATCCAAGGGCAGAGGTGACGATTGAATGGCAAGGAAAGTAGAGAGTCGATACATTTTATTCACTGGAGAGAATCATGAAATCGTTAAATTTGATTTTACACAGCGCCAAATAGAAACATTCATAACTCTATGGAATCAAGGATATCCAATCAACAAAATAGCTGACAGGCTTAATACAAGCAAGGTGAGCGTGGCTTTGATTGCTATGGACCTCAAAATGGCTGGAAGGATTGGGCCTAGAGTTGGTGGATTGTTAGGGAAGAAGAAAGTAATTAGTTAAAGGATTTTTGGCGGTAGGAGGGCTATATGAAAATATTGAATTTGTATTCCGGCATCGGTGGAAATCGAAAATTGTGGTCAGATGAACATCAAGTGACTGCTATAGAATTTGATGATCAAATTGCTGCAGTGTATGCAGATCTTTATCCAAACGATGAGGTTATAGTAACTGATGCACACCAATTTTTATTAGAAAATTATAAGAACTATGATTTTATTTGGACTAGTCCACCTTGTCAAACGCATAGTAGTTTTAGACAAAATATAGGCGTGCGTTTTAGAGGTGTTTCACCAGTTTATCCTGATATGAAACTGTATCAAGAGATTATCTTTCTGAAACACAATTATGATGGTTTGTGGATAGTAGAAAATGTAAATCCATATTACGAACCTTTAATACAACCGTCCTTTGATTTAGATAGACATAAATTTTGGTCTAACTTTGATGTAAATCATCGCGATTTTGACCGTTTAAAATTAAGATCTGCACAAATACCGGATTTAGAAGAATTTTTAGGATTCGATTTATCTAATTACAAGATACCTAACAAGCGACAAATTTTGAGAAACTGTGTGTTGCCAGAGGTTGGTGAATACATTTTAAATGCTGCATTATCACCAGTTAAGCAGATGGATATTTTTGATTTAGCTTACTAATTATTTTGATGAAAAGAAAAAGCCGCAGCGTTTGCACACGCTACAGCTCGAATTGGTTTATGCCCTTTGATGGTGTTCACAACTCTAGTATATCACACCGTAGGAGGGCAAACCTATGACAAACTATCAATCTACAGCAAGTAAGGCAACTGAACATAATGATATGTTCTACATCATCACTCAAATGATTAAGGACTTCAAATGGATGCGTAACGAGGTCCAAAGGCTTCAAAAGCTTTTATATGGACACAGCTTACCTATTCAAAATTGGGGTGTAGCACAATACGGAGTAGAGGCAGCTATGCCGAAGGGTTCCAAGGGCAAAAGTATGACGGAGCTTAAGCGTATTGAATCATTAGAAGAAAAGCGAAACAACCGATTAAGACGCTATGAAACAGAGGTTTATCTACTAGAAACACTAGGAGATACACTTCAAAACGAAACGCAAAAGGTTATTTACGATTGTTTGCTGGAGGGCATGACTTACAGAGAAATAGGGTTACACCTAATGATTTCTAAGGACAATGTGCAGAAGCAGAGAAAAGAGATCATTCAACAATTAATTGAAAATGAACAAATGGAAACATTCCTGCTATATGGGGAATTCGATTAATGGTCAAGACAAAATAGACAAAGTAGACAGAATAGACAAATGAGACAAAAACGTACTTATTTGTTTTCACTAAAATTTAAGATGTAAAATGGAGGGGAGGTCGGACAGGTAAATGTTTCTTCCCTTGGTATTTATAAAAACCTAAATATTAGGGAAAGACAGACCGACGACCGACCTGCGCTCCGCAAATTAGTTCGGAGCAAGACATACATGGCCGGCCCATATTTTTTAAGAGATATAGGGAATTGGCAAATAAAACTGAAGGAGTGGTTTATATGTGAACTTCGTCCACTTTCCATTTAATTCAGTCAAACTTACTATGTAACAAGTGCACGGAAATGCACTATAAATCTAAAACACAATTACGAAATAACGTGGTATGCTCTGCCACGATGTCAAAAGTGAGCTCTCGATATTAGGATTACCACAATATTTAAGCTTTCATCTTCGGATGGAGGCTTTTTCTTTTGCTCTGAAAACTGCATCAAACAGCCATACATATAAAAAGGACTGGTTAACGGGTGACCAAGTATCTCAGGAACATTAGATACCGAGGAGCGCTGGCATGTACTAGTAACCGATAGGGCGGAGTTTGGTGTGGTTTTGAGAGTGAAATACATAACCGATATGTTGGAGGTGGTGTTTATGAGATATGGCTAATTGGGATGAAATTAAACAGGAGTGGGAAACCACGAAGATTACACTTGCTGATCTTGCAGAAAAGCACGGAATAAAACTCGGTACATTAAAGAGCCGTAAAAGCCGTGAGAAATGGTCGAGGGATGCAACTGAAAAGGATGCAACCAAAACTAAGAAGGTTGCAACTATAAATGAGGATGCGCCCAAAGATGAAGTTGTTTATTTTGCGGATGATGATGAAAGTGGTCTGAATGATAAGCAACGCCTATTTATTGCTTACTACGTGAAGTGCTGGAATGCTACTAAGGCTTATCAAAAAGCATACAAATGCGATTATGCTACAGCTAATGCTAACGGCAGTAGATTGCTAGCCAATGCTAGTATCCGAGAGGAAATTATTAAGGTGCGTGATGGATTAACACAGGATGCACTTCTCGATAAACGCACACTCATTCAAAAATGGATAGACATCGCCTTTGCTGACATAACAGACTATGTGAAGTTTGGGAGGCAAGAAGAAGTCATTTACAACAATGATGGTCAACCAGAGCTAGATATGAACGGTAACGTTAAAACCTATGCATTCAACTATGTACATCTTAATGAATCTGCCGAAATAGATGGTTCACTCATTACAGAGGTTAAGCAAGGCAAGGATGGCATCAGTGTTAAACTTGCTGACAAGATGAAAGCGATGGATTTCCTTTCAAAACATTTGGACCTGTTAAACGAAAGAGAGTTAAAGCATTACCAAGCTGAAAAACTCAAAGCTGAAACAGACTTTGCAGAAATGCGAGCTGCTAAATTACGTGGTGACAAGAAAGATACTTCAATGCTTGATGCATTGGTTGAAGGACGTAAGCAGTATGAGCAAATGATGAAAGAACGTGAACAACATGGCGAAGATTGATATTAAATTTAGTCCTAAACAGCTCGAAGCTATTTATCGTGATTATAATTACACTTTCGATGTTCTCGAAGGTACACCACGTTCAGGGAAAACAACTGCTGGACACTTTCGTTATGCAGATTATTTAACTTGGACAAGGGATACCAATCATTTAATTGTTGCTTACAACCAGGAGCAAGCTTATCGTCTTTTTATCGATGGTGATGGCACGGGCTTAAAACACATATTTGGTGATCTTGCAGAAATAAAGCACGATGAACACGGCTCACACCTTGAAATTCATACTCCAAATGGCGTTAAAAAGGTTTATTACAAAGGTGGAGGTAAATCCAATAGCGTTGGTGCAATCACTGGTATGTCGCTTGGTAGCGTGGTATTTTGCGAGATTAACTTATTGAACATGAAAATGATTCAAGAGTGTTTCCGTCGTACCTTTGCTGCATTAGATCGCTACCATTTAGCAGACCTTAACCCGCCAGCACCGCATCACCCTGTTATATCAGAGGTATTCGATGTTCAAAACACTCGCTGGATGCATTGGACAATACAAGATAATCCGATTATCACCGAGGAACGTAAACAAGAGATTTACGAGATTTTATCTAAGAATCCTTACTTGTTTGAGCGTGACTGGGAAGGCAAACGAGTTATGCCGCAAGGTGTTATCTACAGCATGTTTAACTTGAAGAATAACGTATTGCCAAAGATACGAGGGCAGATTTACGAAATGTTTTTTGTGGCTGATGGTGGTCAATCTGATGCTACTTCGTGTAGTTGCAACATTGTAGTTAGGTATGAGAATAAGTTCAGGCTATTACGAGTGGCTAACTACTACCATAGTGGTGCTGATACAGGGCAAGTAAAGGCAATGTCTACTTATGCTAAAGAGCTAATTAAGTTCAAAGAATGGTGTGTTAAAACGTTTGAAATGCGTTACACAGAGTTCTTTGTTGACCCTGCTTGTAAATCATTACGAGAGGAATTACACCTGTTAGGAGAGCAGACAAGGGCAGCAGACAATAATAGCAAAGATATTAAGGGAAGCTCGAAAGGAATTGAGGTAGGGATAGAACGCCTACAAAACTCAATGACTAACGAGCAATTTTTAATTGTGGAGACAGATAGTGAATACGATCACTACGATTTCTTAAAAGAGATTGGTATGTATGTGCGTGATGATAACGGTAATCCGATCGATGACTTTAACCACGCGCTGGATGAATGCCGATATGCTAATAACTATTTCTTTAAAAGATATTTACGTGGGTAGGTGATGACATGTTCAACAAAGCAATCAACTGGATGAAAGGGGTGATGGCGAAGGTGGGATTAATCAAGAAGCTCGAACAGGTCACTGACCATAAGAAAATCAATTTGAGTGATTCATACTATGAAAATATCTTAAAGTGGCGAGCATTGCATCAAGGTTACTATAGTAAAATGCATGATGTTCATTATCAAACGATTGAGGGACCACAAAAGCGAGAAATGGCAACTATGAATATGCCTAAGATGGCAACACAGGAGCTTGCTACACTTATCTTTAATGAACGTTGTGAAATCACGGTATCAGATGATGGTTTCAACGAATTTATTCAAGAAGTATTTAAGAACAATGCTTTTAACGGCAACTTCCAACAGTACCTTGAGTTCATGTTTGCTCAAGGTGGTATGGTTATTAAACCTTATGTCGTGGATGGTAAACTCAAACTTTCATATGTAACAGCAGATTGTTTCCTTCCAATATCGTGGGATAATACACGAATTACGGAAGGTGTTTTTATTTCTGAAATCAGTCGACAAGGCAAAAAGTACACACATTTGGAGTGGCATACTTTTGAAGATCCGAATTACAAGGTGGAAGTTCCGAAATATATCATAAAAAACGAACTCTATGAGAGTACAAATAGTCAGGATTTAGGCACGAAAGTAGCGCTTAGTACATTATTCCCGAAACTTGCTGAAATTGTACCATTAGAAAATGTTAAGCGACCTTTATTCGCTTATTTCAAGCCAAACTTAGCTAACAATGTTGATTCAACTGTACCTCTTGGAATTTCTATTTATGCTAACAGTTATGACACACTTAAATCGATAGATATTGCATTTGACTCCTTCCAACGAGAGTTTAGGCTTGGGCGAAAAAGGATTATCGTTCCAACTTCTGCAATTCGTGAAGTTGTTAACCCTAAAACTGGACACTCTCACAGATACTTTGATGCTACCGATGAAGCATACGAAGCACTTGATACCAATATGGACGATAATAAAATAACTGAAATTAATTCGGAGTTACGTGTCGAAGAACACATTGCTGCTATTAATGCATTATTGAATTGGTACGCAATGCAAACAGGGTTTTCTCCTGGAGCATTCAGCTTTGATGGTCAATCAATGAAAACAGCTACAGAAGTCGTTTCAGAACAGTCAAAAACATTCCGTACTAAGCAGTCGCATGAAAATGTTATTGAACAAGGGATTGCAGATTTAATCGAATGTATAGGCGTTGTTGCACAAATATACGGTTTATATACACCTCCTGAAAAATACGACGTTACTTGTCAATTTGATGATTCTATTGCAGAAGATGCAACAGCAGAGATCAACAAGCAAGTATTACTCTTAACAAACGGGCTACAGAGCAAAATAGATGCAATAATGAAGATATACGGCATCACTAGTGAAGAAGCAGAGGCAAAGTTAAAGAAAATTAAAGATGAATCGCAAATCGGTGAGGAAGATGTAATAGATTTCTTCGCTAAAAACAAAGGAGGGAAGAAGGATGAAGTATAAAGTGTTGTTATGGTATCCGACTTTAGACTTTGGATTTGAGAAGGTCGTTTCTGACGTGAAGTATATCCGCAATAATGGAGTGGAATATGAGTTAGCTAATGAAAATGAAGATGCTCTATTAGTTGCACCTTGTGATCGTGTGGTCTACATTGAACGAGTTGATGACTAATGAACGAGCAACTATCGTTAGCGATCCTTGAAGTCTATTTATCTATCGAAGCTGAAATACTCGATAACATGGCAAAGTATCTTCAAAAGCCAAAGACCAACATTGAGGAAGATGTCACAGCATGGCAAATTGAAGCATTATCGATGCTGGGTAAGTTGTCTCAAGAGAATTTGATAACTATTGCAAAAAAGTCAGGAGTAGCATTGGATGCGCTCATAGAATTACTTGAGCAAGTTGGGTATAATGCTGTCAGTGAAATTGATACAGACCTTCAAACGGCATTAATGGCTGGTCAATTTATTCAACCAGCGGTGGCAACATCATCTATAGCTCTATCAGCTGTTTTAAGCACGTATACACAACAAGCTAAGGATTTATTCAACCTAGTTAATACAACGATGTTAGCACAGTCTAAGCAGGTTTTTACGTCTATTATTAACAACACCGTTGGTAAGGTGTTAGCTGGTGTCACCACACCACAAAAAGCATTGGCCGAAACTGCAGCAGAATGGGCTCAACATGGCATCCCTGCTTTAGTGGATAAGGCTGGCAAGAAGTGGAGTGTTGAGGGTTACGTTAATATGGTGATTCGATCAACTACCAATAATGTAACTAATGACATGCAGTTAGAGCGTTTCAAAGAGTACGGTGTTGACCTAATCGAAGTATCAAGTCATATTGATGCGCGGCCTAAATGTCGTATATGCCAAGGTAAGATTTATTCACTTAGTGGCAAGTCAAAGAAATATCCAGCATGGTCTACATCGACATACGGTGAGCCTGATGGATTGCTAGGTATCAATTGTCGTCACAAGATCTATGCATATATCGAGGGTAAATCTCGTAAAACCTACGACCCTTATCCAGAACATCAAGTAGACAAGGCATATAAACAGTCGCAACAACAGAGAAAGCTTGAGCGCAATATACGTAGTGCTAAAAAGGAATTAAAGATGTATGAGACATTAGGTGATGCTGAACAAATAAAGTCAGCAAAAGCGAAAGTACGTAAGCGACAAGCTCAAATGCGAGATTTCATTGAAGAATCAGGACGTACACGTAGATATGATAGAGAACAAGTAGTTTAGTCGTAGAGATACGGCTTTTTATTTTCGTCTTTTTAGCGCTTGTAGACGTTAAAGAGCAAGTGTCTAATACCTAACGTGTCGTTACACGTAAAAAACGAATTAGGAGGAAAATAGAAATGAATAAAGAGCAATTAATAGCATTAGGTTTGTCAGAGGAACAGGCACAATCTGTTTTAGATGGTTTTGGTCAAATGGTTCCAAAGAGTCGACTGGACGACAAAATCCAAGAGCTTAAAACAGCTAAAGACACCATTTCAAAGTACGAAACGGATTTAGAGGACCTGAAACCAAAAGCAGCAGGCAACGAGGCTCTATTACAACAAATTCAACAATTGCAAGATGATAATAAAACAGCTAAAGAACAGTATGAGTCAGAGCTTGCGGAAACACGTTTAAACAGTGCTATGAAACTATGGTTAACTAACAAGGTTCATGATGTTGATATTGCTATAAGCCAGTTGGACAAGTCTAAAGTTGAGCTAGATGAACTTGGTAATGTGAAAAGTGGTCTTGAAGACCAAATGGCAGCATTGAAAGAGTCTAAACCATTTTTAGTTATCCAAGAAGAACAGCAACAACAGCAACAACCACCATCTTGGAGTGAAGGACAGTACAATCCACCTTCAAACACAAACGATGATCCATTCGCCGCTAAGTTGGCAAAATACGAATAGAAAGAAGGAAAAATAATGACAAAATTACAAATGTTAATGGCTGTTACACAGCCCCTATTTATGCAATTAGATTTACAATACTTCGCTGGCACAGCTAATCAGGGTAAAGCAGCACGTAGTTACCAACAACAATTTAAAGAGCTTTTACAAGCAGTATTCCGCAAACAAGCGTACTTTAATGACTTCTTCACTGGTGGACTAGAAGCGTTAGATGGTGTGCAGCATAACGAAGTAGCGTTTTATGTAAAAACTAGTGATATTCCTGTTGTTGTAGGTTCAGCTTACAACAAAGGTGCTAATGTTGGATTTGGAACAGGAACAGGTAATACTACACGTTTTGGTCAACGTACAGAAATCATCTACACTGATACTCCAGTTAATTACTCATGGGAATGGGTTTACCATGAAGGTATCGATAAGCACACGGTAAATAATGCTTTTGAAGCAGCAGTAGCAGACCGTTTAGACTTACAAGCGCAAGCTAAGGTCAAATTGTTTGATGATAAACATAGTGCATTTATCGCAAGCGTAGCAGGACACACAGAAGCGTTAGTTGATTATACGCCTGATAAGGTGCTTGCGCTATTTAACGCACTTTCTAAATACTACGTGAATATTGAAGCGATCGGCACGAAAGTAGCTAAAGTTTCACCAGAGCTATATAACGCAATAGTAGATCATCCATTAACAACAAGTGGTAAGCATTCTTCTGCGAATGTTGATGAAAATGGAATCGTTAAATTTAAAGGTTTCATTATCAATGAAATCCCTGAAACAAAATTACAGGCTGGTGATGCTGCTTATGTGTATGTACAAGGTGTGGGTAAAGCATTCACAGGTATCAATACAGCGCGTACTATTGAATCAGAGGACTTTGACGGTGTGGCGTTACAAGGTGCTGGTAAAGCTGGTGAGTTCATCTTAGATGACAACAAGAAAGCTGTAGTAAAAGTAACTGCTCCACCAACTACACCTTAAGGAGATGTTTTAAATGGCCACATACAAGGTTCTTAAATCATTCCGTGAAATAAGCGCAGGAAAAACTCATGCTATTGGCGATGAATTAAAGTTAACAGTAGCTAGAGCAAATGAAATAGAAGAAAACTTAAAGCCATGGGGCGGAGGTTTTTTAGAACGAATAGACAAAGACAAAAAGGATGATGCATGATGCCATACATCGACTATCAATTTTATACTGACGAATTCAAAGGCGTTTCTCTTAGTGAGGACGCCTTTAATAATTTGGTTGGCCGTGCATCCGATTTAATTGATCAAGTCACAAACTACAAGATTGAGACTATTGGCTTCGATAACCTTTATCCAGCGTTTCAACAACGCGTCAAAAAGGCTACTGCTGCTCAAGTAGAATTCATGCATGTAAACGGTGGTGTAGTTGCCATGCAATCATCTGATGCATCTAACGTATCTATAGGCAAGTTCTCATACGCATCAGGCGGTTCAAACAAAGGGATAACTAAATCTATTAGTGATAGTGCTCTTGCTTATTTAAAGGGCACAGGGCTGTTATACAGAGGGGTTGTAACATGTGGTTAAACCAATTCCTTTGCATTTACTAATCCATACGGTTGTGTATCACGAATATGATCCAAATAGTCCGTTCCAAGATTTTTATAAGGCACCTGTATCAATAGAATTTGTACGTATGGAACCGTCAAATAAGTTAATAACCAACAGTAACGGAGAGAGCGTCACATCGAAAGCGACATTATTTGTGGATGCAACATTCTCTAATCCTATTCCTAGTTTTATAGAGAAATCTAAAATTGTTTTTGAAGGCAAAGAGTACTATGTGCACGTCATCGATACACTTTACACCATGATCAATACGCCGCATCACTGGGAGTTGATACTATGATTTCTGCAAACGTACAGATTAACTTTAATGCTAATGAAATTTTGAATACTGCTGAAAGAGCTAGAGAAAAGGCTCAATTTATACTAGATCAACAAGTAGTGAAAGATAGCAACTTTTTCATTCCGATGGATACCACTAACCTAGAAGGTTCAGGTATCAGGGCCACTCAATTTGGTTCTGGAGAAGTTATTTGGAATACTCCTTATGCACGTAGGCTTTATTACAATCCACAGTACAACTTTAGTAAAGATTCAAACCCTAATGCTCAAGGGCTATGGTTTGAGGCAGCTAAAGCATTGCACGTGTTGGATTGGACACGGTTAATACAAGAGGCCTACGATGAGGAATTTGGGAGGTAGCTAAAATGATGTCATTTTTTTATGGTGTTTTAGAACATCTCAAAGGAATAGAACTATTATACGCGCCTTTAAAATTCGATTTACTTGATACATCTACAGAATCAATGTGTTTTAGGTTTATACCTGTTTCGCCAGCTAAAAAAATGTTCGATGGTGAAATAAAAAATGTGCAGTTTCAGGTATTAACTAAAAGCAAGAATCAAGATAAGGCTTATACAGCGCTTTGTAAAATACGGGATGCGCTTGAATTACAAAATGAAGCTATACAAGCTAGTGACTTTAAACTCATTGTGTGTGAGTGCTATACAGAACCATCATTTGTTGAAAAAACAAGTGCAAGCGAATTTATATACACAGCTCTATTTAGAGCAGAATTGGAGGTAATTTAAATGTCATTTTTATTAAACCATGGCTATGTATTTGAGATTGGTGGAACTGGGTTTTTACCAGCAACTAAACTACGAATTGCTAAAGGTATTACATCAGTTGACCCAGATTCGAACGAGGAATCAGAAGAAACGTACTACTACGATGGTGGTGGTGCAGCAGAACGTGATATCACAGGTTTTATGTTGTCTTATGCATTTGAAGGACATCGTAACTATGGAGATCCAGCGCAAGACTACATTTTCAGTTTACTAGCAAAAGTGGGTCCCGATCGTAAAACGGTTTTCTCCGTAACAGAGCCTAACGGTGATAAATGGGAAGGCCCTGCTACAATTTCTGATATTAAAGCTCCTGGTGGTGATGCAAACGCTAAGGGTGAAATTGAATTTACTATCAGTTTCGATGGAATGCCTACATTTACAGCGGCACCAACAACTCCCTGAACAACCCCCAACTGGGGGAACTGAACAAGGATCAGGTACAGAAGAACCGACTACAACAATAAAAGAAGAGGAGTAATGCAAAATGACACAAGCATACCAATTTAATTTCGAAAAGACATATAAAGAGATTGATGTTTCAGGTGATATTCATCGTGTGGAGTTTAATGATGAGGCCTTAACACGCTATCAAAAAGCTGTTAAACGATTTAATCAAGGGATTAAAGAAGCGCAAGACGCGTTAAATAACATTAATATCGAAACTGATTCAGATGATGAAATTCAAAAGGTTAGTGATAAACAAAAAGATGTAGTGAAAGATGTTGTCGAAGTGTTTTTAGGTGAAGGAACATTTGAAGGGTTATACGAAAAAGCTGGAAAATCAGTGATGAATCTAATGAGTTTAGTAGATTACCTTATTGATATCTATTCATCTGAAATGAAATCAAAAACAGAAGATGCACGAAAAAAATATTTAGAAAACGTTAAAAAGTAATGTATGGAATTAACAGATAGAAGGCTCGATGTTTATACCTGGAATGGCGTAGACATCGAGTTAAATTTATCTTTTGACAACGTTTTGAAGTTATTTGATTTATTTTCAGATGATATTAACCAAGATATTAAACTAGATATCGCTTTGGAAATGCTTGTAGTTAATGCTGATTTTTTAAGACAGTTAAGTGGATCGCATGTTGCTATTAGATTAGTACTAGATGTCTTAAAAGACAAACTCAATATTGATCTGGAATCAGATGATATTACTTCTGATGAAGAACCACAAATTCCTATATATGATTTTAAAGAGGACGCAGAGAGAATCTATGCGTCTTTTTTATTTGATTACAATCTCGATTTATTTGAGCTACAAGGAAAATTACAATGGCATAAGTTTATCGCTTTGTTTGAAAATCTTTCTACTGATTCACCAATGGGCCAAGCAATGATGTACAGAAGTTGTGAGGTACCAAAGAAAGATAAATATAACGCTGATGAAAGAAAACGAATCATCGCTATGAAAAAGAAATATGAACTGAAAGTTGCTAAAGCCATAAGAGAACAACAAGAGCTTGAAAGGGTGCAGAAATCATTTGAAATGATGAAAAGAGTTGCGAAACGAAAGGGGTGAAGTGATTGGCTACTGATGGAAGTGTAATTATCGACACCCGGTTAAGTACAGGTAATTTACAAAGAGATGTACAAAACGTTAACAATCAACTAGGTAATATTGGAAGTAATATGAACGATGTTGGTACACGAATGAACCGTACTATGTCTCAACAAATGAACTACATGGCTAATCAAGTTACTAGGCATTCTAGATATATGTCAGCAGAGGCCCAAGCAATGGCAAGAGAGATGAGCGAAGCATACCGAGCTCAAAGCCGATCTATGTTGCAATACGAAGAACAGCTCCTTGGAATTGAATATGCCTTTTTTAGAGCTGCACAAGCATCTGGTGAATACCAAGGGACGAACCAACAATTCATGAATAGTCTACAAGAGTTAGGTAACACTCAACGCCAAATAAATGATCAAATGATGGCGTCAAATCAATTAGCGTTAGCTGGTATTTATTCATCTGTTGCTGCTTTAATGGCGATGTCTACCCAAGCCTCAAAAATATCTGCAAACTATCGTAGGATGGCGAATCCTATTTACAATGTAAACCAAGGTTTATTAACTATGGCAGATAATTTAAATAGGGCAGCAAATGCCGCGCAACCAGCAGCATTAGCATTAAGGATGTTAGGTCCGAATGCAAATATGAAGCAATTAAACGACATGATTAATATGATTAATCAAGGTTTAATGCGACATCAAATGATTACTTTAGGGGCTGCTATAGCATCAGCTATCTTTTATAAGCAATTACACGATGGTGCGATGGCTACCAATAAGGCTTACAAAACAGCTTTTGAAGAAATGGGCGAGGCAGTAAGAAAGGCTTTTCAACCAATGGTGGATGTCTTTGCAATGGTCATGATACCAGTATATAAATTCATAACTGCTATCGCTGAATTAGTTATTCAATTCAACGAAGCACATCCAACTGTAGCCAAATTGGTTGCAGCTTTTTTAATGTTGATACCAGCATTAACGCTCTTATTATCACCACTTGCCATCGGTATAGGGTTGTTAGGTGGTATGCAAGCTGCCTTTGGGGCTTTATGGGCGATTATTGGACCAGTCGTTACAGGATTAGCAGCAATGATGGGCACAGTGTTACTTGTATCAGCAGCCATTGTCGGTTTGACTTATGGCATTATAACATTGTGGAAAAATAGCGAAACATTTAGAAATGGTGTTTATACGGTAATTGCAGCTTTACAAACTTTTGGACAAGCCATTGTGGATTTCGGCAAATACCTGTTCTATGTAATTACCACTGGGGATACAATGAACGATTGGCTAACTCATTTGCCAGCAGGGTTCCAAGGAGTAGCATTAGCAATCGGGGAATCAATAAACAGTATCATAAATTTCTTCACTTCATTTGGAAAGTATATTTATTGGGTAATTGCATCTGGTGACACTATGAATGACTGGTTGTCGCATTTGCCAGTTGTATTTCAGAATGTTGCATACGGAATAGGTGAGGGAATTGTAAAAATAAAAGAATTTCTTAATCAATTTGTAGAGGCTATAAAAGCTGCTTTCCAAGGTGATTTTACTCAACTAACACAAGTATTTGCTACTTTGATTCCAACGATTATTGGACTCTTAATAGGTGGTTTACCAGCATTACTTCTGACAGTTGCTAGATTTATGCCAGCAATTGCTGAACAGTTAAACATGGGTACTGAAACGATTGTAAGTGTTATTAATTCCGTAATAAATGCTATCGTTACATTTTTGACAACACAAGTACCTATATTTTTGCAAAAAGGTGTAGAGATCTTAACAAGTATTATCCAAGGTCTAATATCAGCTTTACCGGTTGTTGTTCAAGCAATAAGTAACATAATTGCTGCATTAGTTGAGGTTATCACAACATCACTACCGATGCTATTAGAATCAGGTGTTACCATTATAACTGCTTTAGTAGAAGGTATTTTAACCTTACTACCATCCTTACTAAACGTAGGGTTAGAACTGATAGTAACACTTGTTCAAGGAATCATTCAGGTATTACCGCAATTAGTTGAGACTGCTACACAGATAATTGATACGGTTTTAAAAACCTTAACTCAATTGTTGCCCAAATTATTAAAAATGGGCGTAGATGTTCTGATGAAATTGGTAGAAGGAATTCTTGAGGTTATACCAGATTTAATAGAAACAGCGACAGATATTATCTCAACTTTGCTAGAAACAATTGTTCAAATGCTGCCAGAAGTGTTATCGGCAGGGACAGATTTATTATTAGCTTTAATCGATGGGATACTTGATACCCTACCTCAATTAATTGATACAGCGTTGGAAATTGTTATTAACATCATTGATATAATCGTTGAAAATCTACCAAAGCTAATTGAGGCAGGGGTTAAAATTTTAACTTCATTGATTGAAGGTATCATTAACATCATACCTAAATTAATTGAAACCGCGGTTTTACTAATTACTAAAATTTTAGAAACACTTGTATCCAATCTGCCAAAAATAATTGAGGCAGGGGTTAAAATCCTATTAGCTATTATTTCAGGTATTATTCAAATTTTACCTGAACTCATCAAAGCAATAATTAAACTAGCTGTAACTATTGTTAATACAATCGTAGAGAATCTGCCTAAGATCTTGAATTCAGGTAAAGAAATATTAAAAGCTTTAGTTGAGGGAATTGTTTCACTCATTTCAATGCTTCTAAAGGCAATTAAAACTGATATTATGGATGGCATTAAGTCAGCAATTTCAGACAAGATAAAGGATATTACTACGGTTGGTAAAGATATTATCAATGGTTTAATCGAAGGTATCACTTCAATGGGTAAGGATGCTATTGAAGCAATTACAGGAGTGGTTGGCGGAGTAATTAGCGCAGCTAAGAAAATGCTAGATTCCCATTCTCCATCTAGGGTGTTTATTGGTATTGGTAATGACACGATAGATGGTTTTGACATCGGGCTAGAAGAGCGTAGAAAACGTTTGGAAGGTACAATGACTTCAATTACTAAAGGGCTAGTAACCATTGGTAAGGAGCATGCTAAAGAAGAACTGGAATTATCGAAACAAAAGAATGCTCAAATAGCCGAAGTGGAAAAACGAGCTAAAGAAGATATTGATAAAATCTATCGAAATGCTTATGCGAAAAAACGCAAAACGACAATTGACGAAAACATCAAAATCCAGCGTATTCAAGAGGATTCCGCTAAGAAGGTAGCCGATATTGAAAAGAAATCTGCTGTAGAATCAGAAAAGATACAAAAAGAGGCACAACAAGCCAAGCTCGAATCAGTGAAAAATTTCATTGCAGCTAAAAAAGAAATTGAAGGATTGTCTTTAATTGATGAGGCTTATATTTGGGAGCAATCTTTATCATTGTTTAAAGCTAACTCAAAAGAACGGTTAGCTGCTCAAAAGGAGTATCAATCGGCAGTTGCGGCAGTTAATCAAGAGCTTACAGCTATAAACAAAGAGTACTCTACCGAAATACAAAAAGTACATGATGATTTGATTAAAAGTGAAGAATCTGTAAACAAAGCAGTCGAGGATTCTATTACTAAACGTGAAAACTTCTATAAAAATAGTAAAGGTATCTTTGATGAATTCAAGGTTGAGCTAAATCGTACTGGTGAGGAGCTCTTGAATAATTTGTCATCTCAAATCGTGCATTTTGAAGGTTGGCAAAGAGAGATTGAACATTTAGCAACAAGAGCGATTGATGAAGGTTTATTGGCTGAATTACGAGAGATGGGTCCAGCTGCCTTAGCCGAAATTGTTGCTTTAAATAGTATGACTGATGTCCAATTAACTAAATACAGCGAGATGTACCGTGCTAAGGCCAAATGGGCAAGGGAAATGGCCGTAAAAGAACACATTGATATGAAAAACGATGCTGATAAGCAAATAAAAGAAATGCGATCATCTGCTGATAAACAACTTGATAATTTAAATAGAGAATGGGATTCGAAAATTAAAGGTCTTACAAAGGCCACTAAAAGTGAATTATCTACTCTAAAACAAATTGGTCAAGCCGCAGGGCAAGGTCTCTTAGATGGTATTTCATCAGTCGAACAACCCTTATATAACAAATTAAATGAGATCTCCAACAACATTAAGCGAGTGATGGGTGAAGCGTTAAATGTTGATATCCCTATTAATACTGCACCTAAATATGTTCCTCCAAGTTCAGGTGGAAACATTAGTAGTAGTGCTTTTAATGCTGCAAGTAAGCCTAGCAACAATACTGTTAGTAATGGAGTGAAGAGTGCTTTAGGTGCTGTTTCAAAAGTTGTTAATAATAAGTATGATCAAGGGGTAACGCAACATCTTAACTTTACAACCAAACCAATGTCACCATATGAAATTGCTAGACAAACTAAAAAAGCTGCAGAGCAAGCAGCTCTAGGATGGTAGGTGAAGAATAAATGGAAATGATAACTTTTAGAAATGTTAAAGGTGAAGAAATTGAATTTTATTCTTCACCTTTTCAACTTGAAACGATTAATGGTCTTGGTGACGTTCAAGCTGATATCCAAACTCAAAAGGCAGCATATCAGCATGGGGTTACTTTTCTTGATGCCTTATTACAACAACGTTTTATGGATATAAACTTTAAAATTCGCGGTAGTAATTATGATGAAATAAGGGCATTAAGAAACAAATTAACTCGTATCACAAATCCAATCTTAGGACTAGGAACACTCATTTATAAAAGTGGCGATACTGTAAGAGAAATAAAGGCAGTATCAGAAAGCTTACCAATCTTTCCGCCCGGGAATCAGAATAGGGGTTTTGGATGGCAAAAGGCTCAAATGTCTTTTGTATGTCCAGACCCTTATTTCGTTGGTGGACCCGATGAAATAGAGCGTTATAAACTAGAGGATTTTGTTGGGAACTTTAGATTTAGTTTTCATTTTCCTGTACGTTTTGCAACACGTGGTGATTTGAAAGAAATCATTAATGATGGTGATGTTTCTGTACCAATAAAAATAGAGTTTCGTGGTCCAGTAAAGGCACCAATGATTAAAAATAATACAACAGGTGAATTTATCAAAGTTGATCGGGAAATTCCAGAAAACTATAAATTGATAATTGATACAACATCAGGAAATAAACGAGTTGAGATTGTTGGACCAGATGGAGTAATTGAAAACGCAATGCATTATATCACATTAGATTCTACTTTTTTCGAACTGCAAGTTGGCAGTAATACCCTTACGTTTATTGCAGCTGAGGGAAATCCGGAAGTTTACGTAGAATTTAGAAAAAGATATAGCGCTGTATAGAAGGAGTTGAATACTATTGGCTGAACATTTTAGTTTTTTTGATCCAGTTTTACAAAGTGACGGCACCTTTGATAGGGAATATAATGCCCAACAGTTCACAAATTACTTTAAAACGTTAGTTACAACTGGAATTTTAAAAGGGGAAAGAAACAGTTTAAAACTAACAGCAACAGGAACCAATATGCAAACAAGGATTGATACAGGGGTTGCCTATATCTTAGGCAGGTATTATGAAAACGACAGTACAAGGGATTTAACACATGATACAGAGTCGTTGGGTGTAAGTCGTATAGATAGAGTTGTTATCAGAATGGACTTAAACACAGAAGCACGTTATGTTAAATCTTTTATAAAAAAAGGTGTACCATCTACAAACCCAGTACCACCAACATTAACACAAACACAAAACATCTATGAAATTAGCCTTGCGCAAGTAAGGGTGGTTGGGGGACAAACATTTATCGCTACTGATGCTGTTATAGATGAGCGGGGTACTAGTGTTGTTTGTCCGTGGGCAGGGTCAAATATATTACCATCATTTGACGATAATGCGTTGGCAGAACATATCAATAATCACGGTATACATGTGACACCATCAGATAAAGGTAACTGGAACGCTATGCTAAGAGCAGTAACAGTAGGAGGCTCTAGTGAAGATGCAAATAACCCAGTGGCATCAACTATATTAACATCAGGAATTGCAAAAGGAGCACCAGACAGTGGATATTGGTATATAATCACTTTCACATATGGAGGTGGTGGAACTTCAAATATAGGACAAATAGCAATAGCTTATTTAAATAATGGATCAAGAGGGTCTGATATGAGAACTAGGTATCGATTCGGAGGAGAATGGTCCGCATGGTCACCATCAATACAAGAGCTTTTTACATCTGTAAGTAATGGTAAATCACTAGTCGCAAACGCCATTACCCAAAAAGGTGTACCCACTTCGGCTACAGCAGAGTTTGCGACGATGGCGAATAATATAAAAAATATTAAAACAGGTAAAAAATTCGCAGAAGGTAGCACATATTCTGTGACGAATAGACCTGGTTACGCTGCAAGTTTTATTAAAATAACAGGGTTGGATTTTAGACCGTCAATAGTAATAGCTAAAGCACCGCAGTTTGGCGGCAATTCATATTTTGGAGTTTATGCAGAATTTTCTACTGTAACTAATAATCTTAAAATCTATAAGGGAATTGCCAATACTTTGTACGATAGTTCGGCGAGTGGGTGGGATGGTAGTTCTTTTTGGTTACAAACAGATGACAACGGCAATATATTGTATGAATATGAAGCATATGAATAGGATGTGAATTAATGAATCAGGTTGGGTGTAGAATCATATGTGACCAAGATGGTGAAGTTATCCATATTATTGGAGAAATGCAAGGCGATGTACTGGAACGCAAAGAGATAGTAAAGCTTAGTTGCATTGACATAGAGTTTGGTGCCATCGACTTTAAAAAATATCAAATTGTTAGTATTAACATGGATACATTAGAACCTGTCTTGAAGGAAATTATTATCCCTGAAACAGAGGAACAGCGACGTATTAGAGAATTAGAGGATGCATTATTATTACAAGCAGATGAAGAAACAGGAGGGATTTTATAATGGTAAACGAGGTAGTAGTAAGAATCGCAGCAGAACGAATTATGACCAAGGGACTTAATCCAAAAACAAATCAAACTTATTTAATTGATGACATCACAAATCAAGACTACCGTTTTGCTGTAGAGGATTATATTTTAGCTAATACAGAGGGTGTATAGGATGAGAAAGCCTATACGGATTCTAACACTAGAATTAAGCTTAGTGGGAGAAGTAGACAATTATTCCTCGCTTATATTTGATATGTCTTGGCATGGCATAGGTGAATTTGAATTAAGGATAAACAAATACATTCAATACGCTGATGAATTGCAGAAAGACCGCCTTATCATCATAGGCAACGATTACAGAAAAGTATTTGTCATTAAGTACAGACAAATAGAATTAGACGAAAACGGCAAAGCATCAGAAAACTGGATTGTGCGAGGATTACAGTTAAAAAGTATAGTGGCCGAAAGATTAACGATACCACCGACTGGTAAATCGCATGATAACGTGACTGGTAGCCATGAAACTGTTATGAAGCATTATATTGATACATGCTTAGTTAATACTACTGATATTCGACGTAAAGTGCCGATGTTGACCATTGCCCCTGATCTACAAAGAGGGAAACAGCTATCCTATTCTTCACGATTAAAGATGCTTGCAGAAGAAATGGCAACCTTGTCTCTAGATAGTGGGTTAGGTTGGACAGTGTACTTAGATTTGAACAATAAAAGGTGGGTATTCGATGTTCTAGAAGGTGTTAATCGTACAAGAGGTCAAAATATTAATTCACCAGTTACTTTCAGTCCTGAATTTAACTCATTAAAAAGCCTTAGTTATACTCAAAGTGATCTTAATTACAAAAATATAGCTGTAGTGGCCGGGCAAGGTGAAGGTGTAGAACGTAGGATTATTGAAGTTGGCGAAGAAGGTAAAACAGGATATTGGCGTAGAGAAGTATTTATTGATGCTCGTGATATTTCTGAAACAGATGATGATGGTGTGCAATTACCAGCAGAAAAAGTTATTGCAGCTTTAAAAGCTCGCGGCCAACAACAATTAAATGAGCTGCTTCAAGAGGAATATCTAGAAGGGCAAATGTTAAACCAAGGTTCATTTATTTATGAAAAGGACTTTAACAACGGTGACATGGTAACAATCCAAAATCTAAACTGGGGCGTTACGTTAGATGCAAGAATTACTAGTGTACGTGAAGCATACGAGAATAATACGAATATCATCGAAGGTACTTTTGGGAATAATAAGCCAACGTTAGTACAAAAAATTAAACAGGAACTCTCGCAAATTAGTGGCGAGGTCCGAAGGTAAAAGCAGTCATAGACTAGCGTTATTTTTTGTCTAAATTAAGAGGGAATCCTTTCCTTTTGTCGAATTTAGTACTTAAGTTGAAAGGAGAGATTATTGATGATTGAAAATGACGTAATACTAGAATCGGTTATTTCTACAATTGATAAAGTAGATGCTTTCACAATGGAAATTACACTAAATGTAAAAGGTATAGTAATCACTGGCGCTCTGATCAGCAGATCTACTTATTTGAAAGGTGTTGCATCTGATTTTGAAGGTAATGGTGAAATAGGTAATGTATTTTCTGATATGTTCACTAAACTTATTGAATTGAAAAAAGAACATACTGAAAATGCTGATGATAAAGATAAAACAGTGTATGGTGTTCATCTGAAAAACGCACAAATATTTGATGGTGAATCTGTTCATGAATTAGGTTATTGGAGAGGTAAACTTTCTAGTGTAGATGGCTTTAGTTTTGGTAAAATGGAACCGCGATAAAGCAACGATTATATATGATACATCATTATATGTGTATTTTTATACCGCCTTCCAAACTGTGGAGGGCTTTTATTATGTGCTATGAGAGCAATCGAGATGGGCAACGGTACATGTTACCGAATATCGATGCTTCTCATGGCTTTTTATTTACTCAAAAAAGGGCAAAGGTTAGGTGATCGAATGGATATTGTATCAGCAGTAACGGCAGCAAGTCATATAGCAAACTCACAGGTGGTGTGGTCAATATTGTGTATTTGTTTAGTCGTATATGTTTTTTGGAATTCCAATAAGCGTGAAGAACGACTATTAAAAAACTTAGAAACATTAACAGAAGCACAAGGGGAACAAGCTAATGCAATGCGTGAAATCAGCAAAAGCCTAACATCACTTGAAGGCCGTATGGATCGCATGGAAAAACACATCTTTTAGGAGGAATTAACAAATGAAAATCAACTGGAAAGTACGTTTAAAACACAAACCATTTTTAGTGGGAGCATTTGCTTTACTACTACTGTTAGTGCAACAAATCGGAACGCTAATCGGTTATGACACAACAATTTATAACGAGCGAGTTACAGAGTTATTTAACACTGTGCTCGCTTTTTTAGTGCTGATTGGAGTAGTTGTTGATCCAACTACTCCAGGTACTAGTGATAGTGAAAGAGTTATGAGGTATACAGGAAAGGATGATATTAAATGAATCATTTTATTGAAAAACAATTAATGTCTGGATTACCAAATGTAAGATTAGAAGCTGTTAAGTATGTAATCGCTCATGAGTCAGGAAACCCGAAAAATTGTGGGCCCGATGCTTTAGAGAGAGAACTAGCTTACATGAACAAAAATAAGGCAAATGCATTTACGTCTCATTGGGTAGGCGATGGAGGGCGTATTGTACAAGTTGCTCCAGTTGGTAAGGTACAGTACGGCTGTGGCCCAAAAGGTAATCCACTTAGCTATGCACAGGTAGAATTAGCAAGAACAAATGACAAAGAGCAATTCAAAAAGGATTATGCTGCATACATTTGGTTGTTGAGAAAGCTTGCAAAAGAGGCTGGAATACCTGTTGTATTAGATGGAACAGGTAACGGCATCAAGTCTCACAGGTGGATAACAAACAATTTAGGTGGTACAACACATGTTGATCCATTTGCATACTTACAAAGCATGGGAATTTCAGAGGCACAATTCAAGTCTGATATTTTAAATGGTTTGGAAGAAGTAAAAGAGACGCAATTTACAGAAGCGAAAGTCATGCTTAATGATGTTAAGAGCATCCCAGCTGTGATTATAGATGGTAGGACACATGTTCAAGTGCGTGAGCTTGCAGATTTGTTAGGATTGAAGATCGTTTATAACAATGAAAGTAAAATAACAAAATTGTACGAAGTAAAATAATCACTTTTAAAGCCTAGGTACTCAATTAATTTTGAGCCTAGGCATTTTTTTATTGCCTAAAACAGAACATTAGTTCTATAATATATACAAACAAACGTTCTTAAAAAGGAGTAGTTTAAATGGCAAAAACAAAAACACCTACAAAGAAAAAGGAACCTAAGCACCCAGATCGTGATGAATTCGACTTAGAGGAGATTGCAAACACTTTAACTGAAGCGATGGGTGAGAAACAAACAAAAGCATTCACCATTTATAAATGGGATGAACCACTAACAGGTACAGTCACAAAAATGGATGCAAACACTAAATTAATCCATATTAAAGATAAGTACATGAATATTCACAAGGTACATTTCTTAGATATTCTAAAAATTTCAGATATCGATTATTAATGGAGAGTGATTTGTATGTTGCATGATCGCGGGAATATGAAATGGACATCAATGATGCTACCAGAGCATTTAAAGTTGATAAAGGAGTGGAAAAGAGAGCAATTCAATGATAAAAAACGCGAGTTGACCGAGTGGGAGTTAGAAGAGATTGAGCAAACAATCCAGCGCGCTTTTAAATTACAACAACTAGTTAGATTAACATTGTGGAATAATCACAAATTGCATAATGAAGTGGGGAAGGTCACTGCCACTGATACTTACAAAAAGGAATTACTATTAGATACAGATTTATCAATAAAGCGTATTTCATTTGATGAAATTCAAAAAGCTTCATTTGTCGACACTGATGATTAAACCAGAACAACGTCAACAAGTACACAAATATTTATTAATCGAACTAGCAATAAAGTCATTACAAGTTGATTATCCAAAAGTAGAACAATTCAAAATGAAAAAAGTATTTCTGCTGTTAATGGATTCTCTTTTAAAAGACTTGCGGCAAGAATATTTTGAGCTCAAAAGACAACTATCACAACAAAGCATACGAGTAGTAGGATGGACAACAGTAGATGAGTATTTCAGTGATGTACAGATCGCTACAGCTGGTGAAGATGTAGTATTACGTTATGCAAATCAAGCTTTAAAAACAAAAGTGGAAGAATTGATAATTAGATATCTAAGGAGAGAATAATATGGCTATTAAATCTAAGTTTTTTGACAGAACTTTTCGTAATACTACAAAGGAAAGGGAAGATATCATTAAAATTGTAAGTAGAGGTGAAACCGAGGGTACAGTAGTTACAATATACGAACGTAAAAACACCTTAGTAATCCATAGTAAAAGCGATTCTGTAAACCATGCTAGTATATCTAAAGCAAAAGGCCATATTAAAGAGTGGGAAATCGATTATATAATAGATAACATCATAAAAGAAGATAAAGAGAACGTTGTTATGTATTCAAAGGGAACAAAAGTTATTCATATACGAGCTAAAGAAGAAAATTTTGTTTTCTTCTAAAAAAAAGTCACTCATTAGAAAAATAATGAGTGACTTTCATCTATATATTATGCTGTTAACTCTCTTAATTTCTTAACGATATAATCTAGATTGTAATCAGGGATGTTTCGGATAGTTCTTTTCTTTGAACCAATCATACCTTTAACTTCTAACAACAAAATCCCTAATTCCATTTGAGCCATGCCTAGTGGGTTAGGGGCCATGTCGAAATCTACATTCTTAATATCAGAGTACTTAACAACCTCCACATCAGCCCCACCTAATAGACCACCTTTTAGTGTTGTAAAGTATAAATTCTTATCTCCAATAACCATAAATCCAGTCTTAGTTAATTTCGCATCAGCAGTATTAAATGAAAAAATCTTTTCATCTTTCTTCATGGACTTTTCTAATGCTTTAATTGACATTTCATAATACTTTCTTTCGGATTTAGGAAACTCCAAAATAACCGTTTTCATTTCTGCTAGTGAAACTGGATATTCTATAGCACCTAACGTTTGATTAAACTTAGTGAATTTTGACATGATATCCCCTCTTTGTATAGTTGTATAAAGATTGTATCAATAATGGTAAAGGATGTCAGTATCGTGAGTGACTTTCTTCTATAATAAGTAAAACACCAAAAATGAACATAATGATGCCGAAATGATGCCATAAACAAATTACAATCAATCACAGCAAAAAACAAAACTCTGTTGTATACTAGTTAAGTAATTATTATTTCTTGGACAAAGTACAATGAAATACATTCAAAAACCGTTGTGTTAGATGGACGTAAACGCGGACAATTTACTTAAGGAGTGAAACAAGTGTCAAATATAGAAGAATTAAATGATCAACTATTGGTGAGACGCCAAAAGATGACAACGATACTAGAAAATGGACAAGACCCATTTGGAAGCCGTTTTGAGCGTACACATTTATCAACAGAAGTACGTGATCAATTTGCAGATCAAACAAAAGAACAGCTTGAGGAAAACCTTCAAGAGGTAATTATTGCGGGCCGTATTATGACGAAACGTGGTAAAGGAAAAGCTGGCTTTGCACATATTCAAGATTTAAATGGTCAAATTCAAATTTATGTTCGTCAAGATCATGTAGGCGAAGAAGCGTATGAATTATTTAAACAAGCTGATTTAGGAGATATCGTGGGTGTGCGTGGTAACGTGTTCCGTACACAAGTGGGAGAACTTTCTGTAAAGGCTGAGGAATTCACATTCCTTACAAAAGCGCTACGTCCTATGCCAGAGAAATTCCACGGCTTACAGGATGTTGAGCAACGTTATCGTCAACGTTATCTAGATTTAATGACAAACGAAGATAGCAAAAAGACATTTATCACGCGTTCGAAAATTATTCGTGCAATCCGAAATTATTTAGATAATGCTGGATACTTAGAAGTAGAAACACCAATGCTTCACACAATTGCAGGTGGCGCAGCAGCTCGTCCATTTATTACGCATCACAATGCCCTTGATATGGAATTATATATGCGAATTGCCATCGAATTGCATTTAAAACGTTTAATAGTTGGTGGTTTAGAGAAAGTTTACGAGATCGGACGTGTGTTCCGTAATGAAGGGATTTCTACACGCCACAACCCTGAATTTACAATGATTGAACTATATGAAGCATATGCTGATTATCAAGATATCATGTCTCTAACTGAAAACCTTATTGCACATGTTGCTCAAGAAGTTCTCGGTACAACTTCTGTTCAATATGGTGAAGATGAAATCAACCTTGCTGTAGGCTGGAAACGAGTTCATATGGTTGACGCTGTAAAAGAGGCAACAGGTGTAGACTTCTGGCAGCCGATGACAAAAGAACAAGCACAAGCACTTGCTAAAGAGCATGGAGTTGAAGTGAAGGATGTTCACGAAGTAGGTCATATTATCAATGAATTCTTCGAACAGAAAGTAGAAGAGACGCTTGTACAGCCTACATTTGTATATGGTCACCCTGTAGAAATCTCACCTCTTGCGAAGAAAAATCCAGAGGACGAGCGTTTTACAGATCGCTTTGAGTTATTTATCGTTCGTCGTGAGCACGCCAATGCCTTCACAGAGTTAAATGACCCTATCGACCAACGCCAACGCTTTGAAGCACAATTAGCAGAAAAAGAAGCAGGTAATGATGAGGCACATGAAATGGACAATGATTTCATTGAAGCATTAGAATACGGTATGCCTCCAACAGGTGGTTTAGGTATAGGTATTGACCGTTTAATTATGCTACTAACAAATTCACCATCAATTCGTGATGTATTATTGTTCCCAACAATGCGTCATATTACAAAATAA